GAATTGTACCAGATAGACCGAATCTATAATTTGCGTTTGTACATTTTGAGAGAATTGTTTTGATTGATGCTGACTTGGCTTTATGCGTCTCATCGATAATTACAGCATCAAACTGTGAGAAGTACTCTTTGTCCTTCTTTACAAGTGACTGGTACGTACCAATCACCACGTTTCTACCTGGTCTTACTTTTTGGCCACTGTAGATTTGTTGTACTTTAATTGGCACTCTGTTCTGCCAGTTGTACTCTAAGAAATCCTCACTTGCTTGTACCACCAATGAAACGTTTGGTACAATAAAGAGAATTCTTTCGGCGTTGCCCTTTTCAATCATATGTGCGATTGTCAAGAAGCTGATTAGTGTTTTACCTGCTGAAGTTGCCAACTCAGCAAGACACTTTCTAAACTTTAAGATGTTGAAAGCTGCTTCGATCTGATAGTCTCTTGGTGTGATCTTAGAACCTTCAAAAAATTCTAGGGCCCAAGCTTCAAAAGATTCTGCCTGGATATTACGATCAAATAGATTTGTAATACCATTGATCTTAAGTTCATATCTGTATTCTTTACAGATGGTCATCACTTCACGCCAAAGGCCTGCTGGAATCCATTTGTCATCCTTAATATATGAGATGTAACCATCCCAAAGTCCTTTCTTAACCAGTGGGTGAAAGCGCCAATTTTCAACTCTTCGGTTTAAAGAAATATTCAGCTGCTCGATCTCCATTTCGGAAGCCGAGTCGATTCTGAGCAACTGCATATTTTCTGTTAAACTGATCTCCATTCTTGTGCATTCTGTTTGCTTCTCCGTTATAGATCTTTTAATGCAAGTCTATTTCGGATGGCGAAGCCCATGTTATCCAAGGTCTTAACCGATTCTTTAAAGAAGTCTAATTGATTCTCTAAATGCGCTAGGATTGTGTTATCTGACTCTAGGTCATTCTCGATAAACTTCTCCTTTTGTTTCTCTCCAAGTTTGTAGTCATATTCATAATAACGAATATAGGCATCTCTATATCTGGAGTTTAACCTAGCCTTTTGTTCACGGATCTTAACGTTAATGTACGCAATCTGGTCAATTAACGTTTGTCTAGAAGATAGTACATCTGCAATAGTGATCTCAAGTGTATTGAGATGTCTAAGGTTCTGTGCTAAGTCCTTGATCCGGTTGGACCATTCGGTCCTTTGTTCACTTAACTTACTGTCAAGTGCTAATATCTTTTCTTTACTCATCTTTAAAATAGAGATTTATCGTTGCCTTTAGGTTTAATGTGTACACTAATCGTTTGTTTCTTTTTGAACTTCGGTTTACCCGGATCAAAAGAGGGTGTCTCAACCTTCAGGTTAACCTGGTTGAAATCAATCAGCAGCTTCATGTTTTTAAACCTAGCCCCATCTCGATAAAAATCATCTAAATGTTCTTCCATCTGTAAATCTTCTATACGTACCATAGGTCTAATTGGCTTGATGTAAAATACTGATCGATCTTTTTATGAGCCTGACTTTTAGTCTCATAACATTTTAACATCAGATCATTTAGATCCTTGATGTTATATTTATCTAACCCACTTTCTTTAAGGAATTTACTCCACATAAAGACTGGTCTACCTTTGCGCAACTTCTCGGCCATCTTCTTTTTACCGGTTTCATCGTTGTCAAACATATATCTGACTGTTGCCATCTCGTCGAATTCATCAGTTGATCTACCAGCAGTTGCTAAGGCAATAGAGTTGTGCATAAACTTCGCATCAATCGGACCTTCAAACATTGTAACTGCCTGTTGAAAATTAACCTGCATGATACCGAAGAGTGTAGAAGCCTTATTGACATGGTTTAAGACCTCAGGTTCGAGGTTTAATTCTTTCCCCATCTCTTCATATAGCTTACCGAGATCATACGTTAGATAGCGCGTACCGTAGCCCTTCATCTTTCTGATCTGAGCACCCATGATCTTTCCAGTAGTTGTAAAGTTTAGGATCCAGAGTCTATGACCTTTCGGACTATAGAGAAACTCATCTGCTCTATTGTGTAATAAGCGTTCTTTTAGTTTGAACCAGATCCATTCTCCAGCCTCAATCTTCTTAGCACCGAAATGTTGTTTGAACTCTTCGATCGTTATTGCAAATTCTTCAGCTTTGCTCAAGACGTCATGCTTCATTGTATCAGCATCATCGACCGAAGTCTTATTCTGCTGGATATAGTCAATGACTGCAAATGAGTCTTCAGCTCGATCCATCTTTAATTGATGGTCTTTCAGTAAAGAATGTACATTTGTATGATGGCCACAATTGTAGCAATGGTATTGCAATGTCGACCAATACATGTTACCGCGTTTCTTAGTATCATCAGTATGTGAGTCGCCACAATAAGGACATGCCAGGGTTATTCGCCCTGGCATGCCTTTAAGGAGTTGCTTGTTCGGAGTAGAATGCTCTTGAACCACTAGGGCTTTGAGCGCTTTCTTAATCTTCTCCTTAAGCTGTTCGTTTAATTCTATGTTAGATGTCGAGGTCATTCAAGAATGCATCTAAATCATCTTCTGAGCTCACATTGTTCTTAGGTGTTGAAGACATATCCTCAGTAACGTCGAATGAATCTTCGTTGCTTGTGGCTGTTCCAGCGGCCTCTTTAGCTTTAGGTGCTGCAGGTTTTGATGCTCTACTGTTGCTAGTGATTTCACCGATAGAGTCACCTGGATTTAGGTACATGCGAAGTACACCATTTACGAAGTTGCGAGTCTCTTCATCCCAAGCCTTATGGTCATAAGTGTCAAGTGAAGGAGCTGCATCCAACTCTGCTTTAATGGTAGTCATGTTTTCTTTTGTGCGTTCTGCTGGCTCACCGTTTACAGCAATAGCTGAACGTGTTGCAGAGAACTTAGACTTGTCGTAGTTGTTGTACTCGCCTTGACGCGTAATAATCAACTCAAAGTTCTTACCTTCAAAAAGGTCGAATACTTGTGTAGGCTCACCGAAATCTGGTTTCAACTCAGCATCAATCTTCTCTTTGATTTTGTAACCGAACTTGAAGATCTTGTAAGTACCTTCTAAGTCTGGGTTTTGTGGATCTTTAACGATCTTGATCAATGCATAGTACTGCTCGCGGCGCTTAAGCTTTTCAGAAGCTTTACGGTCTACTGCTGAGTCAGATTTACGTAACTTCCAGAATACGTCAGCGATTGGACACTTTTCACCGATTGATGAAGGAGAGTCTACAAGCTTACCGTCTCCAGATGAGTCCGTTAACCAGTGTACATACTTTTGGATTAGTGATTTGCGAGGATTCGCAGGGTTAGGAACAAAGCGAATAAGTGCTTTGTAAGTTCCGTCTTTGCCGTCATCGGCTGTTGGTTTGTAAACCTCATTTGAGGAACCTGATTGTTGGGGTTGGTGCGTTTCTACGTCTTCCACTCCCAGATTGAAAATGTCAAAATCTGCCATGTCTTTAATTACTTTAAATTGGTTAAACTTTAAAAAACTTTAGTGTCTTTCAGTACTTATAGTGTACGCGAAATGATAGTTTCAGGGATTAATCAAACTTAGGATAGATCCATCTTCTTGCTTCCATTTTGTCTCCTCAAGCTTAAGCAGCCCTGCCTTCGCGAGTAAGGTTTCTCTCTCAATATTTGAGATCTTACCCTCTCGTACCATCAATACCAGGATTTCGTTGAAGCGGAAATAATGAATAGTAACCATTGTCTAATTTATACCTTAGGACTTTTCCTTCGTGTACATATTATATATCTTGGCTTAGCTTTGTTTCGCGCAGTAGGGCTAAAACTTTTTTGAAATAATTTGCGCTTTTTTTGGAACAATAGGCTGGGCCCTTGCATATAAGTATTGTTCCTTTTGGAAAGGTAAGGTTAGCTAAGAGCCAGACGAGCAGAGAGCAGCCAAATAGAAGGCATCGACAAGGTCATCAAGCGGTTTAGGGATCTTGCTTCCACACTCCAAAGCAGAGACAAGTTTATAGAAATCGCTCTTAGCAAGAACTTGATCTTGGATTGTATTTGCCTGGAAAGCAGAGAAAAGCTCCAGCTTATTCATATTACCTTTACCAGCAAACTTCTTAATTGATGTCGGTGCGATAGTTAGCAAATCTTCCGGCTTAAGTGCTTTTAGCATCTTCAACTTTAAGATCGCTGCTCCGGCAGCCATATCAATCATATTGTTAGTGCCCATCTTTGAGCCATAAGAAGTTCCTTCGAATGCGATTATAAAACCATCACCTTCAAAACTATTTTGCATGATAAGATTAATGATCTCATCTGCCATTCGGTCATAACGCTTAACCTTTGCAAGCTCTCCGTCTGAATAACCTTCTTCTTTCGTAAAGTCCGGTTGGTGGATTAAAGTGACATCTTTTAATAGCGCCAATTCTTCCTGAAACTTTTGCTCCTGCTTAGTTCCAGTTTTAGGCTTGATATAACTTATAAAATGATACTTCTTGCTCTTATCGTTGTATACACAGATACCCGGTGAGTTGAGCGAGAAGTCAACTGCTACAAAATTCATATTAGAATCTTTTACCGATAGAAGCACCTAGAGCGGTACCAACTAGTCGGGATGTTAATAGATCGTACAAAATACCTTTTTCAACGCCAAGTACTCTAGCGATAACTTGGCCAACTGATTTACCTAATGCAAATCCAGTTAAACCACCGATGATTGTACCTAAAATACCCTCATTGGTCATCTCCTCATTCAATCTTTCAATGTCAAAGGTTCCGTCTTCATTTTGGTATTCGGCAACAAAAGCATCTAAAGCCTCATTAACTTTAGCTTCTAACTCAGGAGTCCATTCTTCTTGAAGACCCTCTTTAATCAAATCAAGATCATTGTCTACGATCTCGTTCTCGGTTAAGTAAGCGTTAAATGTTTTAATAGTATTTTCCATAATTTATATATCAATCTATTTCAAGCTTCAGAGCCAGCTTATTGTATGTGAAGCTAACTTCAAATGTATTAAAGGCTGAAATGTTTTCAGAAAAGTTTAAGTTAAGATCGTTGATCGATTTTAGAATTGGCTTCTGGAATTCCATGTATGCAACACTTGCACCTTCAGCATCTAAAATTCTTAAAGTAACATCTGGAGCATAAGGTTCCTTTGTACTTCTAGCATAATAATAGAGCAGTGTGTCCATCATAATCCAGTAGTTGATGTAACCATCTAGTAATTGCATGCTCACTGTAAACTCACGGTTAATTGTATTCTGAATTGGTACCGAACCCCTGTGGTATCTAATAGTACCGTCGTTGTCCTGTAAACTAACTGGATCAAAACTTACGCCTGGTATATTAATACCCTGGATTGAATAGTTGATAAAGTCAACAGGTTCTGCTAAAAGAGCACCAGGTACCTTTTGCAAATACTTCTTGTACTTGTTAGCCACCTCCTCAGGAATGAACTTCCTAGGAAACTTAAAGTCATATGAGTTATTTCTACTGTTTAATATCATTAGATCGTGAAGTTACCTTTAAGAACCATAGTTTCAGTTGTACCGTTGTTTACCGAGATGTAGAATTTTCTATTTGCCATGCCTCTGATTCCAGCAGCATTAGCCTCGTTGATAAAGAACATCACTTCACCGTTAGTCATGTTAACACTAGCATCTGGGTGGTGGATAAACCTTAATTTGTTTTGTCCATCAATAAATGAAAGTACGATTGATTCAGCATTGTCAAATGAAAGGTTCTCAATATCGTCGCCTCTCTTCTTTGCTATCTTAAATTTAAAGTAGGCTGCAAAAGGTGAAACGTAAATTGATAGATCATTCTCTGCAACATAAGGTGATGAGTCAACCTCAGTAACTTCGGTTTGTGCATTTATACCCGATGAGTTAATAAATTCAACAGTTGAGCTAGAAGCTACAACATTATATCTTTCAACAAATGCCGGTACTTTCTTAATGCTTCTTGGTAAAGTATTTTCAAGTGTATTTGCAACAGCTCTTGTAGCACTAATATTCGGTAAGATGTTAAAGATCTCAGAAGTTGTATTACCGTTAACTTTAACCTGCATCATACGTTTGCCATATTTAGCAGCTTGAGGCACAGTTAAAGAGGCTCTCTTTACAATCTGTGTATTATCAGTCTGATTAAAGATACGCATCGTTACGTCAATTGAAAAGTTAACTGCAACGTTTGCGTTCATTACTACCGGTCTAAAGAGGATCGGAGTACTAAAGTCTTCGGTTTGTGAGAAGATTGTCGAGAATGTTTTAATCTCACTAGCTCCGATTTGTTCATACTGTTCTACTTCATATAGTACGATGATGTCATCACTTGTTAGATTAATACGCTCTAAGATATAAGATTCAAATTTATCAATTGCTCCAAATCTTGCGCCATAGATCTTAAAGTAATCTCCGTCGCTTGCCTGTTCAACTGCTGCTGTAAAACTCTGGAACTCGTCCTCTCTAGGAACTGTCAAGTTGTTTTCTTCAGCTGTATAAAAATAGTCAAAGCCGGCAACCGTTTCTAATCTGTTGATTAATTTTAGACTGATCTTATAATTTGAGTCTAGTTTTAAATCAGATGAGTTAGCTGTACCGTCACCATAGAATCTATCTAAGAACTCTGGGTTCTGAGAAACTACAGTCGGTATCTTAATATCGATAAACTTCGCGAATAGAGTTTCACCAAGCACGAATGGCTTAGGGTTTGCTATCTCGTAGTTTGATGAGTTTAAATAGACAAGTTGAGTCAGGTTATTAAAAACGCCAGATGTGCGCTCTATCATCACTTCAAACAAGAAACCCTGATAGTTTCTAGCAGCAAATGAGAAACCACTTCTTAAATGGAGTCTAACAGCATCATATTTAATAAAGTTGATGTTTGCAGTATTGTCCGCTTGAGATTGAATCAGATCAGTCTCTTTAGATCCTGGCCAAGCTTGTAAGTTGTTAATGTAGTTAAACTTCTCATAAGTACCTGTAGAATCATATCCGATCAGGGCATACTTATTATCATTACCAACGGCTTTAACAGCATGGTATCTACCCAACGTTTGATTAATATCATTTCCGGTATTCTCATCCGGGTTTGCGAATAGAGGGTTTGCCTTGCTAGCAACTGTAATCTTACCGCCAATTAAGCCTGGATAAGTATATTCTACTTGGCCGTTCTGGTTTGGTGTATAAGTACCGATACCACTTAAAGATGAGAATGACCAGATGCCTAGGGCTCCAGTAATCTGAAAGCTTGCAGGGTTTGTTAATCCGTTTAGATTAAATTTGTAACTTTTACCGTTCTGCAGCATAAGTGCTCTACCTGCAAAATTCTCAACTGCTAAGTATCCACCGGCCTGAGTTACATCAAAGTTCACAACATCAGCTCCTAGCTCATGGATCAAGTGTCTTTTCGCAGATGGATCATTTAGGATAGTATCCAAGAACATCACCTCACTTCCGTTATCATCCACTTCAATTTGATAAGCAGTCGGGTTCGACTGATCATGATAGATGAATTCCAGTAGGATGTCCTGGTCTATTCTATAATATTTTGATGACTGTGCCATATTAGTTAAATCTCAACCATTTTGGTGACCATATTAAATTTAAGCCGATTGTCGGTCCTACTGTAACTATTTGACTAGGGCTTAACATTACGCCATAACCAACACCTACGCCAACAGACCAACCCGCTTTCTTCTCAGGTTTTTGGTTTAGTTTATTATTTATCAAGTTTATATTTTCGATGTCATTGAAGCTTAAGCCAGGATAATCCGTTGTAATCTTTACACTTTGGATCCCATCTTTTTCTTCAATTGATGCTAAAAGTTTTATTCTCTGTTCAAGTGTTAAAATAGGATTTGTAGCTGTTAAACTATTGTCCAAGCCTCTTTTCACATTTAAGAAGCCCGTGATCTTTCTAGAGTTTCCATTCTGCCAATCATCAGTTGCATTGAAATCGAATCTTGTAGTTACTGAATCGATCTTAGTAGATCTCAAACTTGCAATTACGCTATCTTTAACTTCAATATCAACCATTAATAGAGAATTAACACCCTCCAACTTCTTATTTAATGAAAGAGCTTTAACATACTTGTCGGTCAATGTTTTCTGATCAGCTCTTAAGTTAGCAATATCAAACTCATAACTCTTAATTGTATAAGTCAATTTACCGTTCTCACCTTTTATAATCCTTACACTATCTTTAGCAGCTTCAGCATTATTAATTTCACGTTGAGTATTCTCATTTGCGATTTTAACCTGCTGCTCTAAATTCTCTATCTTGTTGCATTGTCTAAGAAAGAATAAAATGAAAAGAGCCCCAAACACAAAAGCGATTAGGGTTCTATTCTTTTTAATAATTTCAATATATTCTTTAATCTTATTCATCCTGCTTATTAAATTTTACTTACCACTTGTACCTGCTGCAATTTGCACTCCTTCAGTATACATAGTTCGAACTGTAGCAGGGTTAATTGTGTCGTATGAATTAACTTCAGTTGCCATTGTAAAATTAAAGTCAAACGTAACTGTCTTAGCTGTAATAAAAGCCGCTTCAAAATCTTCTAGATTTAAGAATTCACCGTAAGGTAAAACTCCAGACTCAAGTGGGTTTGGACCTGTTGAATCCGAAGATTCTACATGCATAGTTCCTGGCTTTACTCTTAATATATTAAATCCTGCCATGCCCGGGAATATAACACCATAGTACATTTGATCTGATGTAGTAGCATAAGAACTAGGCCCTGTCGCTCCGAAAGTGGTATCCATATTTACGGTAATCGGGAAGATTACTTTTTCACTAGATGCATTTTTATAAGGCCATGTTCCAGATTCTGCTGGAAAAATCATAACTCTAGAAGTCTTCGCGTTGTTCACTGTAGTGCCATCTGGTTGTCTACCTTGAAAATTATAGATAGTCCCAGACGAAGGCGCCGGCATTAAGGTACGGTTTACTGGGAAGGGCCAATATTCTAATCTACCCCAAACTGAAACCTGATGTCCTACTTTAATATAAGATATTTTAGATACGTTTCTATTAATTACCACTGCAATCGGCGCTTTATCAATTACCGTTTGGCCTGTAGATTCATTAATCCTTTTATGAATATAAAATAGATCATCACTAATTCTATAAGTACTAGTATTAACTGATGTAGTATTAGAACCTCCTTGTGGGTAATGATCTGTAAATGGCGTTGTTGTACCAGTAATTGTGGTCAAACCGCTTTCCATAAACGTAGAAACTTTATAAAAATAATCATGAAGCGTTCTACGCGCTGCGATTGCATTATAGTTAGCAGGTGTAAGTCCACCAGTAGCATCAGTTCTTGCAGGAAACATTAAACCTTTACCTGCAGTCTTTGCCATCACTGATCCATCTGTTACAATGTTTCTTGCGGTATAAACTGTACCTGTTAAAGTATTAAGACCGTCTGAAAAAGATTCACCAATCGTCATACCTGAAGTGCCGCCAAAGTACATTCTAATTATGTCCTCATTTGGATTCTCTTCTACAACAATCTTAGTATTTCCATCTGCATCTTCTAAGACACCTAGGCTTCTCCAAGCGGATCCATAATAACCTTCAAAAATACCAGAGTCACTATTGAATCTAACCATACCAGCAGCACCTGTCGGTCTTTGTAAAACCGTACCAACTGGTAATTTCACAGCACCAGTATTATCAAAATTTACATAGTCCTTAAATGCAGCTTGCATGTCTACATCTAAGATACCAGTACCATCAGTTTCTAATGTAATATTTGAGTTGCCAATCGGTTTAATCTTAACTACATTACCTCTCAATAATAAAGTCTCATTATTCGAAATAATACTGATTCTGTCGGTATCAATCTTGAAAGCAATGTTTGTATCTCCAAGTTCTTTTAAGAGTCTAAATTCTGTATAAGAACCATCGGTAGCACTTGTAATATTCATGCGCTTATCAGCAGCATGTTGCATTTTAAAATACTGATCAAAAACACCTGGAGTTAAAGCAACTGTAATTCTAGCAGTGCTTGTAATATCACCATCGTCGACACCTTCTTCAAAATCTGCATCACCTAACCAAATTGCAGCTGGTGTTGCATAAGCAGTAGGAGTTCCATCCTCATCTGGATCCAGATTAACTTTTGGTTTTAAAATAACAGATGTACCATTATCATGAACAACTCCGGCCCATGGCGAATCTGTGATACCAGTATCACCCTGGTCACCTTGATCACCCTTGTCACCTTTGTCACCTTTAAGACCTGTTTCACCCTGTTCTCCTTGGTCACCTTTGTCACCTTTCGGTCCCATTGGTCCACCGCCATTTGCAACAATTTGGTCAAAGTTGTAGTTAATCTTCTCAAATTTAATCGAGTCAGAATCTGATGGATGTAGTATTTCTTTTATATTGATCGCCATTTTATGACTTTATTTTTACCATAGGTCTTATATCATAGGAATATCCTAACCTTTTATTATATATCAACCTGAAATTTAGTGGTGTTAAGTTCTGTTGTCTAAACGTAAATGCCCCGTCACCATCAAATCCAGTTGTAGTTAACTCTGCTTGAGTCGCACTTGAAATAATAGTGCTGTCACCTTCTTTATGTGCTCTTGTGTAAAGTCTAATATAGTCTATTACATAGAGTCCCAATAAGTTTTTAAATACGTATGACTCGGCATCATCGATCAGTGAAGTTTTATCACCGATTGAATCTGAAGGCACGATAAATCTAGCAAGTGTAGCTAAGACTCCCTCGTCTCTTAATTTTTTATAGACTACATCTTGCATATAAAAGTCAGCAACCACTCTTTCGCGATCCTCAAAGATAACCACATCTGTTGTGTTATTTGAGTTCTTTAAGATAGAATCCAACTCCTCTTCGGTTTTTACATATTGTGAAGTATATTCAGTCAGTTCATAACCTTCTTTGTACTTCATAATCGTTGAAGCCATATAAGATCTCTCTTCAATCGCATCAAACGTACCAGGTACTAGTTCACTTCTACCTCCGGCTAATGCCCTAGCATAATAATTAGTGTCCCATGAAGATCTAAATACATTGATGTCTCTCTTATCAATTGCAACCTCGCCAATTAGAGGATAGACTGGTTGATTTTCAGCAGTAGCTGTCAACTTAGTTACTGAGCTCGGATTAATCTCGTTCACCTTGTGGTAGAAATGATTTTTAATCAGGCCCCAATCACCATCATGTTTACCTCCGTCCTGGATAAAACCTAGGTTGAAAGATATACCAGTTCTATTATATCTCTTATAGTAAGCCTTTGCTATTTTAATGTCTATTAAGTTTGAAAGCGAATGCTTGTAAAGACCCTCTTCAAAAGTTCTCTCCGTTAAATTAAAAGTAGAATGTTCTCTATTAACTTTAAAGTGAGTGTAAAGGTCTGTAAATGTAACTACAGGTCTCAAGTCCACTGTGTAATTACCAGAGTGTCTAATTAAGAATGGATAGTAAGTCGGACCATTCGTAATAGAATAACCGATTACTCCCTTAACCAATTTATAGCTCTTAGGTTTATTTTCATCTTCAACAGCGATTAGATTTGCAGTCTTGATAATCTCCTTACCACTGTCAAAGTTAATCACAAATTGATTACCTGATGTGCTACCATCTACATTTACAGTAGTATATTTGATGGCAGGGTCGTTGCTGTTTAACATCCTTGCCACTTTACCAGCAGAAAGATCTGCTAGAAGTTTAGAATGCGCATCAACACCACCATCTTCGTAAGTGTAGGTTGCGTTAACCAGTTGAGCAAGAGTTAAGTATTGTGTCTGTAGAAAGTCATTAGGATCATTCACGTTAACTGGAAGACCTTTAACAGTAATTTCACTATCACTTAATATCGATACAACCTGCACCGCGTAAATAGCACCTGATTGAAGTCCTAAGTCAATTAGGATTCTACCATAAGTTTTATTTTGTCCAATAGAAAGTTGAGAGTTAAACTTAGGAGTAGTACCATTAGCATGAGAGCTGGCTTTAACCGAATAAGGACTTGCTCCATTGAAATCAACATTATTTAATTCTAGAGCTCCATCCATGTTAATGTCACTGTAGATACTATCACCAGATTGAGTCTGTACGATATTATGGTTTAATTCATATAGAAGTTTTCTATTAATATAATCATGGCTCCAAACATCAGCCAAGTTCAAAGTGATGTAGAAGATTACAAAGTTAAATTTCTTATTCTGGATTACATCATATTCAATTGAATTACTATTAGCACCCATGTTAACTTTTACCAAGGTACTGAATCTGTATCCGTTGAACTCAGTGTCCTTAACAAATTCAGACGGGTTAACCTTTACAAACTCCTTTCTCTTTTTAAAGAAAACTTTAATACCCTTAAAGACTGTGTTTGCAAATGAAAGATCGTTACCGTTATCCACTAAACTGTACTTCTTCTGACGGACAGTCTTCATGAATGTTGTAATGTCAAAAGACCCTGTATCTGTTGATGTTAAATCAGAAGAGTCTGATGCTACTTCTAAACCGTCAACCAACATATACATGTCAAAGTAGTCATGGTCTATGCTTTTAAATAGATCCTTTGTAATCTCAAATGGAGTTGTAGCATCCAAGTTATTAATAAAGTCAACATAACTAAAAGCATCATTAACCATATCATATCTAAAATAAAGAGGCAATCTATCCATATAGAACCATTCATGTGTGAATGAAAGACGGTCTCTATTTTCAATCGATAAATCCGGCGCAAAGTTAGTTCTACCGAATGCTTCGTTTGCATTTAGATAGTAAGGTTGTTCCCTAACAGTCATTGAATCTTTTAAGACCCATTTATTAATGTTAGGTGTTATTCTAGATCTAACTGAATTAGCAGCTGTATAATTCTCTTTTAAACGATCGTATTCCGTGTAAATCTTTTCAGCTTCTTGCTCTTTTACATTATCCTCTTTTAACAAAGGTTGTAAATTAGAGAAGTACTCTTCTGGACTTAAAGCATAATTTGTACTAAAGATCTGATTTTGAGTCAAACCTTGCGGTGTATTATATGGCTCATAATTTATATTGGCCACAGTCTCATGTTTAAGTTCTTTAAGATCTGAATTTGAAGTATCATAAAAATCAAAGTTCATATCGTAAATGTCATACGCTGAGAATAGACCCATAGTAATTGGTGCCTCTTCATACAGTGGCGTCTCACCAGTAGGTGCTACAGATTTTTCTAGCATCACTAATTTTTTAAGACCAGATCTTAAATCTTTTACATAGTCGACAATATCAACAATTTTATTATACTTACCAGCGTAGGCTGTCGGTAAAAAATCACCAATTGCAAGTTGCGCAACGGTTTCTGGAGTTACTAAGACTGACTTTTGTAGTGAGTTTCCACCTTTTAAGAAGTGGCAATACCAATCAAGAATAACATTATCTGCTAGTTCTAATTCGTTTTGAACATCTATATTTTCAGCGTCAATAAATTGACTATTGTTTGACTTATTAATTAGTAAGGCATGCTGCATTAATCTATAACCACCAACATTGGCTTCTATATAAACCGAATCCTGATAGTTAGTTGCTTTGAATTCACCGACTGCATTAATAGCGGCGGTTAAAGCAATTGCAATATCTGAGAATGTACCGTCACTAGAAAACTTATTCCCGTTAAAAGTACCTTTAGGCAGAACGCCAGGTCCTGCTGCTAAAAATTTATTCTTAATCACATCTGAATATGAATAAATCTTAGTGATCTTAATCACGTTTCCGTTTGCAGTTTGGACTTGAACGTTTAAGTTTGTTAGAGAGGCTTTCTTCTCTGTAATTACAATGGCATCTGCTTCTCTCTTTAAATCAAAGTGTGCACCGAATGAAAGTAGAGGTGCTGCAAAGGCAGTCTCAAAATTATCTAATGCTGCAGTGATCGAACTACCGGTATTAAAAGTAATTGTATGTCCATGTGTATCCTCGATGATAACCTGGGTATTTGCAACATGTTTAATAAATTTAATTCTATAAGCTTCTTCTTTTACATTAACCAGAGCAATAGAATCATTAATAACCGGAGTGTCGACGATCGTAGCTTTTACATAGTCATAACCGATCTCATCAGTTCTAACCAAATCCACAGATGTACCTTTTTTATCAGTGCCTAATAGACTTGGAATCTTATTCAGGCCATCAACTACTAGTAAGTTGCCTTTAGACTCATCATAGAATTTATTGTTCTCGATTTTAAAATAGTTCTCTCTCAACTTAGCGTAAGCCAATGTTGGAGTATTCGTTAACATTTTACTAGATGGAATTGCAGAATAAGGAATAGTAGGATCCACCAAAGAATTTAGGTCTTTAAGTTTTAATCTACCGTTATTTGCAAAAGAAATCAAACCAGTACCTGAATCAATCGCATCAACATAGAGACCAAAGTATCTATTTACACTGTAGTCTGTTGATGTTACGTCGTTGAATAGGAATTCTATATTTAGGATGTTTGCAACAGCTAATCGGTTACGTTTAAATCCGTCTGTAATAAAGTCGTTTGCATCAATCAAGGGCTTGTCTTGTTTTACAAAGTCTTCATACATGTATTCTGCTTTGCTAGTAAAACCACCTTTGTCTAGATCAATACCATTGAATGAACTCTTTTCATTCTTCTCAAACGAGAATGTCAAAGGTGACTTAGGGAACGCAGGATCCTGTACATGGTTTCTAATATAGTTACCAATCGCAGAATTTCTAGTTAAGTCGAATGTCTTTACAATTTCGGCATTAGCCAACATCACCTGCATTGATCTAAATTTATCAGATGCAAGATCTGACATGCCTTTTGTATCAACTGGATTTTTAACCTTAAAGATCACAAACATTTTAGGAATGTTAAGATCTACCCATAGAGGTGCGAACATTCTAAAGTCTTCATCATAGAGTTTAGAATAGTTTGCAGTTGCACCATATTGGTAAGTCTCTTCAATCTGCTGCTGATATGATTCTAGAACTGAAAAATCTGAAGCCTCTCTCTTAGTGGCATATATGATCTCAGTCGGTGTCTTTGTCTTAGCAAAGAATTGTTGTAAATCCTGAGCATAAGAACCAGTCTTATTAATTTCAAACTTCTTGTACTCAACTGCTGCCAATTCTTTAGTAGCATCAATAGATTCTAAGAAGATCTGATCTGCTTCATTTGCAACAATCTTTACATTAGTTGTTAGTTTAGGGTTAGTTCTAAGTAGAGGCTTAGAAACATTATCCAAGTTGTAGTTCTTTTCTAAATCAGTGTTCGGTCCGAATTCTGGTATAACAGAACCCTCGATTACACCGAAGCCATAAGTACCGCTTGGTGACGATGAGTAAGCACAAGCATCACAATCCGTTCTTATACTCAAAGTGTTATTACTAAAGATACCGATATAACTTTGATCCTTCTGTTGAATTGTACTTGGCGCATAACCTGCGGTTTGACTTAGTAGAAGTTCAGCCTCATTAATATCGATCGCAACAATTGTATGCATATAAGTCATACATTCCGTACCTGGACTATTCTTAAATGTACTTAGACCTGTTGTATTAAGTACATCAATGAAATCTGTCATATGATTTGACTGACCGCTTAAATGGTCGCCAGACACAAGATACATTGGCCAGTAAATAAGAGTGTTGTCTACTACAGGTACACAAGACCAGAATGCGTAGAAAACTTCTGATGCAAATGGATCCTGGCTTTCAATAATCTCTTCGGTATAACCAGAAGGTCTAATATAAGCATCACAAGTGCCTCCTTCATCAATGTTATTACCAGTTGTCAATGCACCTGAGTTATCAAAACCGTACCATTGGTACCCAATACCATTGTTATCATTTACCCAAACATAGTAACCATCTGATTCATTAAGATCATCAAAGATATTCGTCTTAACCATTGCAGAAGAAAGAGCATTGTAAGCTCCGCTCGCTGTAAAATAGATCGGAATGTTATTAATAGCAAGATCCTTTAATGTAAGGTTGCTATTCTCGTCATACATATAATAATAAGTCACCTCGGTCTTTACATCCGTACAAAATTGTGCAGCTGTAGGATCGTTGTAGTTTACCGATTTAGCTAATGAAATTGAATATAATTGTTGTGGAACCTGAGTTGGACAAGGAGTCGATGGAGACCAAGTTAAAAGATTCTTATTCCAGTTAAAAGGCAATGAAGTGTCTTCGCCAAATATAGTCGATTGCCATACACCAGATGGTGTGCCTGATCCACCTGAGTTTAAAAGGTTTTTATATGCCTCAGCAGAAGCTGCATCAATAAAAGGGTAAATCCCAGCGTTAGCTGGATCCATAATTTCGGGAAGTGCAGTAATCGGTGTGGTTGCAACATAATAAAAAGTTGTATCAACACCACCTGCACAAAAGTCGTTATAATTACTAGAAGAAATACCGGTCCATGTGTAAACATTATAAGTAGCTCCAGTTGCACATGGTTCAATCTGAATAATTTTACCGGCTACATCTATCAAATAGGCGGTACCAGTACTGCTTACCCTCCACTCATCACTTGGCGGAAGATACTTTACCGTTAAAAGGGCATCATCGTAGAATGAGTCACCAAGTTGTATTGGACTTGGGAAAGTATACTTAGTATCTGGATAAATAGCAGGGCTGCTACACGCAATATCCTTACTCGGGAATCCAGATTTTAACGTTATTGATGGTATTGCTGGCATTTAATAAATCTTTTCTTTTATAGAAAGGCCTTTAAGGCTTCTCTCTATATATATCAAAGATTTTACCTAACCAATTGTGCAGCTCTAACAGAGTTTAAATTCTTACCTTTAGCGTTATATCTAGCAAATACCTCTAAGTCAAATGAGAATTCAGCATCATATTTATCAAAGATGTCAATACCGATCTTCTTAGTGTAAGTTAGGTTAGTAATTCCTAGACCTGTTTGGCCAGCAATTCTACCAGTATCCGTAGCCGGATCATTACCAGCATAGTCGGTCATTCTGTATTGGAAGACCACATCGACTGCAACTGAATTGTTTTCACCGTAGAAGATTTTCTTACTACCTTGTTTATTATCACCATCCACGCTTAATGTATTAATGTTGATTGGTGCCAAGAATAAGAAAGCTCCACAAGATCTACCACCTAATAAGTACTGGTCGTTTGCGTCAAAAGACATTTTAAATGATCTATCACCAGCAGCAATCATACCATTCATTTGCATGAAGGCTAATTGTTTCTTAGAGTTTACGTTTGATGCACCAACATTGTTGGGATCATAAATCGAGTAGACTCCACCAGTTTCAATTGTTGCTGGAATCGGCATAGTATAGATTGCATTGTCAACAAGAGCTTTTACGCTTGCTTGAAGTTCAGCATCAGTCACAGCATTTGCAGCACTTGCATTCAACACATAGTCCGAATATAAACCTTGTAAATCCGGGTGATCTTTATGCATATAGATACCAGTGTTGTAGTTTACAGATCCAATAGTATTTAAAGCAACAACGTCAACCACTTCTTTTACGAAGCCAGTTAATAAGTCGTAAGGCTCTGTATTACCACCAGTAGATCTACCAAAAGTACCAGCCCAAATAAAATCCGTATCGTTTGCATCACCATCAGCTACTAATAGAGTTGGTGCTGTAGCATTTTCAAATGTAGCGTAACTTAAACCATATTCGTATCCTGCCAACGTGGATATACCATTAACCATTGGCTCCGTAATATAAAGAGCCTCTTTATTAGAGACATCCATATATCTAGAATGAACAAACTGACCTCTACGTTGCGCAGACTGATAAGGCAATTCATGTACCAAATCTAATGTTGTTAGTTCCGTCGCAGACAAGTTCTGATACTGTATCGGCACTAAGTCATAGTTACCTTCAGTTGTGTAGTAAGTGTCGCCAGCGATCTTACCATCAACTGCAATACTGCCTTTGTCATTTATAGGATTACCAAATCCGTTAAGAGTTTCTGTCGCAGTAGCTCCTAATGATTTATAAGCTGGAGCTGTTCTATCACCTGAGATTCTAGCAATTAACTCAAGCGTCGTAGCTTTAGTATTTTCTAGAACCAATTTAAAGGTCTTAGTAACAATATGTCCTTTCTTAACTGTAAGTTCAGCAACTTCATCCACATAATATCCAGCAAACACCTGGTTCACTGTGTTGTTTTGAATCATAGTTACTGTACCATCTTCGGCGATCAACTTCACTAGAAGTTCACCTTTAGCTGCAGCAATTTGTTCTTGTAATGATAGGATTTGTTGTTGTAGTTCTGCAATCTTGTCAAAAACTGAAATTGGTTTTTGCTCAGCAGATAGGAAACCAGATGCAATATCTGTTGCCGTATGTGCATAATATCTTTCATTTGCAGTAAAACTACCACCAACGTGAGTGTAAACACCACTTGCGATGAGTTCTTCTGTTAACTGTACTTTAGCTGCTTCAGCAATATTTTGGTTTACCAATGCCTGTAAGTCTGTAGTGTCAACTTGACCTATTGGAAAATCAACTATAATCGGAGCTGACCAGTCAGATAAGATTGGGTTTGCAGGGAATCCAGCTTCAGAAACTGATTTGATTCTGATCTCAACTGATTCACCTTGATTGATTGAAATATCTAATTGATTAAAGTTTACAGCTTGGCCATCTTCAACTGCTGGAGTTAACCAGACAAATTTACCAGCATCGTTTCTAGCACGATCTCTAACATTGGTTTTCATCTCATTCCAGTTTGAGAAGATCGCAGTCTTTTCAGACGTAGTTTCAGTAAAAGGAATTTGTGTAACCTCAGGCGCTTTACCTGATGTAGAAATATATCTGTATTGTACGATGAATTGTACTACTTCTTGGTCGATAGTCTCTGCAACTTTCTTAGCAGTAGGAACTGCCCAGAAACCACGCACTCTGTATTTTGGAGTTGCGCTAGTTACATTAGAATCTGTAGATAGACTCTGAATCTGGTTTACGATAGAACCGTAAAGTTTTGCTTCAGATGCTCTTTGTTCAACTAGAGTACTAAGTTCACTCTTGTCTTTGTCAGCCTCGATGTTTGAACTGTATTTCTTAGTTGCAATCTCAGATCTCTTCTTATAGATTGTATCATCAAGCTTCTTGATTGTTTCTTCGCTAGAAACTTTATCTGAACTTAATTTTTTAATCTTGTTTGCAGCATCGCTATCAGTTAAGTGCTTATTAATTTGTACAACTGA